ACTAGCTGTCTACCGTATGTTTGTCAGGTTAGCCCACATCTGGGATGACTTGGTTGACAAAGATAGAGAGACAACTGAAGACGAAATAAACGAAGCGTTCTTGATTGCGCTGGTGTACGTTTGTCGGCCTCAGCTTTTGCTCTAGCTTTATCTGCGTTGCGGTCTTTTAAATACGCAGCATATTCTTTAGCTGCGTTTTCTTCTCTAATCTGGGCTTCTGATTTAGGGGCTGGAGCTGCTTTTCCGCCCGCTTTTAACGCAACTATCCCGCCGCTAGCCAACTTCTGCTCACCGGTGTACGGATCTACGTTTTGATATCCCTCAGGTTGAAATACGTTCTGAGATATAGGATTGTTCTTAGGAACAGCGTATCCGTAAGGCTTAATGTTAGCCATAGGATAGTTAGTGTTTGCACCAACAGTATTCTGCTGGGACATGTTCTCTACTGGCAAATTAGCCAAACCGCCATCTGCAAAGTACAGGCGCTCAGATGATGCACCAGGCGCACGAGGAGATGGGTTGTACACAGGCGTACCACCTAATTGCATCTGCATCGCTGCTTGTGCTTCCTTCTTCTTGCGCTCTTCTTCCATAAGGAATGGAGCCATAGCCGCTAGGTAATTACCTTTGTTCTCTTTGATGAAATCAGGGTTCATTAGCTTGGAGAAATCCATCCCACCAAAGATACCCTTAGATTTGGCTGCTTGCTCTATAGCTGCACTAGGAGTAGCTTGTGCCGCTTGTTGAGCAAATGCGCGCTGTTGAGCCAACTGATTAAGATCTACTGGTTGCGGAACATTTCCACCCATCATGCCTGTTTGCATAGATGCGGGATTAACTGGGGCTACTGGAGCAGCAGATGGCGCAACAACTGGCGCACCATACATAGAGCCAACATTTGTACCTTGTATGCCTGCAAAATTTCCAGCAGCATTAGCAGCACCAGAAGCTGCTCCTGTGGCAGCGCCAGTCATGCCCGCAACAGCGGCAGGAGATCCAGCTAAACCAGCTCCTGTCAAAGCTTGTCCTGCACCCACAGCAGCGGGCACAGCTGAACCAGCAGCGCCGGCAGCAGCAGCTCCAGCTCCTAAACCAGCACCCAGTCCAGCTCCGCCATAAGCGCCTAGACCAGCTAACAAACCATTCTTTAAACTGCCAGTCATAGCAGCAGTAGCACCACCTACCAGTAATCCCGCTGATGCAGCACTGCTCATACTGCCAAATGCGATACCCGCGCCTGCTGGGCCTAACGCCAAGCCAGCAACCATAGGAAGAATGGATGATAGGAAACCGGCTTCTGCCAAACCAGTCTCAGGGTTTACTGTCAGAGAACCACCGTGCGCCATAGCCAAGGATTGCAATCCCTGTACTTCGCCTGGGGTCATGTGTACGAGTACCTTGTCCTCGCCTCTACCAGCATTTTGAAGATGATTAGCTAGGGTATGCAGGCTCATAACGCACCTTTAGAAAATTTTGTCAATAGTATCATGTGGGTAACCTTGAAACAAAGGTTATGGTACTAATCAATGATGGTATAGATGGTCTTACATAAGGGCTTGATGATGCCGGTAAGTCAACCAATCTAATGTCTGGGTGGTTCGCGGCAACTACAAAATCAATAATGCTATTTGCGTTTGCCGTTATAAATAGATTCAATGCAGCTACTGCCGCACCATTAGCACTGCCATGTTTACTTGGGATTGTCAGCCGTGTCGCTGACTCATACACATCTACATTATCTACACGAACCCAAAAATCAACATCGTGATCTTGTGAATCAGAATTATCAAATTGAGCAGAAAATTGATAATTGTATATACCTGGATAGACTACTTGAACGCTTCCGTTTGATAACGATGTATCAATAACAGCATTAGCATCTGAGTTATTAAGCGTTATAACTGTTGCCACATTTGCGGTTAAATCAAAGGTTTGATTAGAAAAATATCCCCCGCAAGGAACACTTAAAAACCTACCTCCGCCTTCATTTAAGTACGCTTGAAATGCACCTCCAAGCTGCTGAAAGTACAGCCGCAAAACATTGTTTAGCTGATCTTGGAACTGACGATTGTAGTCTACCGGCGCAATCGGTAAATTAGGGACTGCTGGAACAAGAAGATTGTTGATGAAAGAAACATTTGCCATAGTTAACGCCTGCCATCTGGCCTGATGTCAATACGTGGCGCACCTAATTGCCACTGGCATCCCAACTGATCTGAGCTTACCCTAAACGCCATCTGCCTCCCGCGCAAGCGCGTGTACACAATCTGCGTAAACTCCTGCACGTTGTAGTTCTTTACCGTGTTGTAGGACTGGGCAGACGCAACCGTTGGAGTATCTGCTGTGCCGTAAGGAGCGCCAGGGTTCTGACGAGGACGAACAGTAAATGTTACCTGCGGCTTATCTGGAGCAGATGTTGTAGACCCGTCAAACGTAATATCAGGGATCATCCTCCAGACAAATCCAAAGTTGTGACCGTCACCAATGTCAAAGTCAGATGACTGTATGTACGATGTAATTGGCAATACCGTGCCGTTTACCTCTACGTTGTTTGTACCGCTCTCGTGGTAGACAATAGTGTTGCTGTAGGTAGCGCCCATAGGGTACTCGCGCAGCGGGCTATCCTGCCATGCAGTTCTACCCAAAGTGCCGTAATACCAGACTTGATCCAGATAGTTGTAGATCACATAACGGTCGATGACGTCTGAATTAGACGAGCAGTAGAACCACCATACCTCACTGTAACCTTCGTTCGTGCCAGCAAAGAACTGGTAGCTCTGCTGCAAGTTAATGTCGCCAAACACGTATTGTCGAAGTGAACATGGAAGAGTTTCCACTCGACCTGTGTACACGTAGAACTTATCCACACCCATCCAGTAGGTCAGATTGTTAGCGGTTGCTACCGCGTTCGGGCCGACAATAGATATATTGTCAGACAGGATATTAAATCCCCAGACAAACGGTGGGCCAAGATACTGCATAGAAAAGAGGGCAGCATCTGTAAATACCAGTATTTCCTGACGAGTCTGTTGGGCGGTAATAATGGTAGAGCCGCTAGACAGACGGTAGCTACCAGCCTGATTGGTAATGGCTGGCGTCCATGTTTGGTAGTCTTCCTGCGCAGACCAACGGATTAACAGCGGGTCTTGAATGGTTTGACCGTAATCATTAACGCCAAACGTAAGCACAAACCGCGAAGCATCTGACACCATCACAAAGTTACAAACAGAAGGACAGTCTGCATCTGTTTGGTATGCGCCGGAGCTGGTAGATGAAAGTAGTTTTGCTCTGTCAGCAAACTGTAAGTTGCCTGATCCGCTGTAATCTGGGATCCACAGATACAGCGCGCCGCCGCGAGGGTTAATAATCAGGTACTCACCGTAGTTAGTCTCTGACCATATACGAGGTTGTTGTGCAATACCATACGCAGAAGACTGACCCCAGCCTGTAAACGTAGCGGCGTTGTAGACAGCAGTATTGGCAGAGAATGCCGTAGGAGTAGTACCACTATACCCACGAGTTGCGCCTGTAAATGATGTGGCAGTGTTGCCAGAGTAAGTCGCTAACTCACTTGTTCCAATCATCAGGGTGCCAGTAGCATTAGCAAACCCCGTAGTGGAATTAACGGCAATGGTAGTGTTGCTTGTGTCTAAGGCAAGACTTAATTTAGTCTGAGCTGTACCGTATACAAAACCGCCCCACAGACCTGCGCCCCAGCCAGTTAAGTAACCGAACGTAGCTAGGCCGACGTTGATCTGATACGCAGCAGTTACCGTTCCGCCGCCTGTAGTAGATGCGTTAGCAGTTGTAGCTGCTGTAATTTGATACGAGTTAGTATCAACATTGGACATAACATATTCGTTATTAAGATCCAACCCAGCTACAGCAGATGCCCCACTAAATGTAACGTAGTCACCGTTAATACCGCCGTGACCGACATCAGTAACAGTTACTATGTCAGAGCCGTTTATAGTAGTAAAAGGATTGGTTAGTACCGCTGTCTCGCGAATAGGCGTAATGTCGTGATAAACACCACCGCTCTCAACGTAATACTTTACGTTCGTGCCGACGCCCAGCAAGTTATACCCGCGCAGGGTTACCCAATTCCACAGTGAACGAGCTACGCCAAGATATGTATTACTGGAAATGGGAGTCCAACCACCTAGCTTTTGTGGATAGCCTGAACGAAACCGTACCTTGTCACACTCAAACCAGCCGCCTTCATTAGCAAGCGTAGTTCCTTCTCTGTTGACGCCTGGACGGAGTTGCAGTTTCTGTAATGGCATTTTTATCCACCTGACTTGTACGGGCGTGTGCCCTGCTTGTCGATAATCAGCGCCATCTTTCTTGGTTTAGCATCCACCGTATTTGCAATGCTTACATGCGTCCAGCCCCCACCACGCACTGGGTCTGAGAATTCGCGGATCACCTGATCGTATGGCAGTGTTGACGCTATGATACGCTTAACTACCTGATCTGGGAGCATTCCTGCTACACGAATATCGGCTGCTGTGCCATGACAATGCTGGCTAGTTTTTGAGCCTTTGATAGCCGCATTTACCTGCGGGCTACGATAGGCAGAATTAATACTTACAGGCTTACCCAACAGTGCCCGTAACGACTCCAAGAAAGCTGCAAGCCGTTTTAAGTTATACAAATGTTCATTTGCTGGAGTGTTGTCCAACTCATGCCGCGCCGCGTAATCGCTGACGGTCAACTCTTCCAAGCTAAAGTTTGGCGAGAGCTTCATTTTTTAGACAGTTCCTTAGTCTTTTCTTTGCTGCTCTGGCTAGAACCAAAGAAGAAGTTCAGCAGGGTAGAAACAACAGTGCCCATGATAAAGCCCAATACCACATCGACAAAGCGTATGTTCTTCTCAGGGATGTTGTAGGTCGTAATAAGGATAATGTACCCAATAGCAAAGACTGACCACAACCAAGCAAACTGATACACAAACCTACGCACTACAGGATCTTCCGACTCCATAGCTTTGTGCTGCATATCGCGAGCGCCCTGCGTATTCTTTAAGTCAATCTCCGCCATGAATTCTTCATGCTTCATAGCCGCCATCTGGATATCAGCTAGCTTACTGTCATCCAAAACGCCTTGATCGTTTGGCTCTAACTTAATGCCCAGTTTATCTTCAACATGCTCTAAACCTTTATCCATCACGGCATCAGCAACTTTTTGAAGTCCAGCGCCTGCAAGCTGGGACAGAATAGGAGCGAGTAGCGGTAACATTTATTCTCCCTGCATTTGCATAATTATCTTTGCGCGCAACTCACGCATCTTCTTTACTTCTTCCATCGCCTTAACCGTAGCGTTGTTCATGTCCATATACATGATCCCCATAATTGGTAGTGCTATCACTAACACAAGACACAGTACCAAGACGGTGACGAGTAAAGTCCACGGTACGTGTGGCTCGTCCTTATCAGTATCATTACCCATAGGAACCACAATATTATGAACAGCACCGCTACGATTGACGTCATCTGTTCTGCGATTTTTCTTTTTATACTTGCCCGTCGCCATTGAGCCACCTGTTGCTTGTGTAGTTCTTGGCGCTGGACTTCAGCACGTTCTGCTTTAACCTTGTCGCGCATTGCTTCAAATTCAGACCAGATCGCTCCTAATTCTTTTGGCGCTTGGTACACCATCATTTCGCGCAACTCAGTTTCCAACCGAATCATTTCTTTTACTGCCATTACCCTGTTAAACGCTTCTTGGTTTACCGATAATTCAGGGTCACGCAACTTCTTTGTCTTTAACTCTTCTTCATGTACATGTGTTTCTAGCTGCTCATGCGCCTTAAAGAAATGACCAAGGTGCCCGCTTATATCAGCAACAACATCCTTGGCCTGTCCATACGCATCTACTAACTCCATGCCTTGCGCTTTGTACTCTTGGTACATCTCACAGCCTTTGCGTATTGCAGCGGCTGCGGTTTTTGCTGCGGCTAGGAGGGTAAGAGGATCCACGATGTTGTAGCTTCATCCCATGAATACATCTGACCATCTGTAGGCATAGGCGTAGGCGCTTCCCACTGTGCGTTAGCATTCAACACCCAGCTTGCATACGGCTGTGGTGGAACAAACGCATCAATGTCTTCGCGGTATGTGTAGCCAATACCAGCGTAGTTCTTACGCTTGTTGCCGTTGTAGCTGGTCTGTTTCCATGTTCCGCCAAGTACGCGCTCGCAGAACGCAGCACCGATATGTTCTTTCTCAGTACCATAAGCGTCAGCCGTGTCTTTGTTATCGACTACGATGACTTGGATAACCACGTTGTTTGAATCAAGCTGGGCAAAGTGTGCCATTACTCTTCTCCTAAATGTAAACCAGTCAGACTCTCATCTGACCCTATGTAACCTTTAACAAAGGTGTTAAATGCAATGCTGATACGAGTGCCTTCGCCCTGCTTTGTCTGAACCATGTGCGTCAAGTTAGATGGAAATAAAATCAAATCCCCTGCACCTGTTTCAAACCACCAGCTCTCACTGTTCCAATGGTTCCAGTTTTCTGTTGGAATCTTGATGCGCTCGTAACCATCTTTGTAGAAATAAATTCTGTCTGTTTCTTTGTTCGCCTGTGGGTAGAACACACCAGAGATAATGCTGTTAGGGTGAGCATGTTTGTGATGATACTGACCCGGCTCTGTGTAGTTAGACCACGACTGCGTTATGTACGGTGTTACGTCATGCTTAGGCGCAAACACGGATTTAAAGTAGTCC